CCCTGGATTTACTTGTATTGTTCGTGATGGTTTGTAATACTGTCCTACTTTTGCTTTGATTACTATTTTGTTTTTTTCGACACTTACTTTTTCCCACGCATCGATATCGACTATTTTTATGTATATAGGTTCTGAATCTAATGTGAATTTTATTTCTTTTATGTCTTCAAGTTTTACATCTGTTCCTGTAATTGTTACTGTGGTTGGAGCTGTACATAAGAAGTCAAATGTATAGGTATTTTTTTGTACACTTCCCGTAAAATCTCCAGACACAATAGTCGTCGCATTCTGGATCGAGCTGCCACCCATTACATAGAACCGTTCTTCCTGTTTGTTGGCGTAATAGTTTTTAAAGACGTCATAGTATCCTAGGAATGGAACTATGTTGTATTCTTGTACTTCTGACGTTGTATACCATGGTTCTGCTCTTACTCCTAGATATTCTGCTAATGATGCCTTCCCTTCTTTGTCCCCTTTGTTTCTCACAAAGAATTCTGCCTTGGGAAGCTTTACTTTGCTCATATCCAGTCCGATATTGAGTGTGTTGTTATGCAGCATTGCATTGTACAATCTTATGGGACACGTAAATACATCTGCCTGGAACTTGAAGTTTCCGAACAGTGGCCCGATAGTCGGATGTGTCATGATTTGTGTGTCCAGATCTATCTCGAATTTGTCTCCTGGTAATCCCAACAGCTTCATAAATGGTACTAGTGTACCTACTCCCATAGGACTGCGCCAGGCACTTGATAGGTTATGTGTACTTCTTCCGTACTCCCTGAGGGATACCGACATCTTGTTGTTATCCCCTAGTGTGTTTTTTCCGATGTTTACTTTCATTGTTTTTCATTATTAGTTGATAATTCAATTACTCGCCCAATAGCTCCTGAGATTATTTTGCATATTGTCTCCAGGTTTAGGCTCTCCAGGCTTTCGATTAGCTCCTTTTTGGTTTTATATACTCCGTCCGATACAATTTGCCTTCCTACTGTTGCGAACCATACGTCTTCATCTTTTTCTCTTCCCTTACGCAGCATGATTATGCCTCTGTATTGTTCCGTGTAATCATTTTCGTTCATTTCATTTTAAAATTAAAATTAGTACTGTCATTTTCTTGATTTGCGCTAGCATTCTGGTCTACTTTCTGCTCGCTGTTGCTGTTGTTTTTCTGGATGTTAAGGCTTATTACACATCCTCCTAGTGTTGCTGCCAAAACCCATGCCACTACTAGCAGCATAATCAGTTTTCTTTCCTTGTCACTTTTAACATTCTCCATGATTTTTTGTTCATATCTGTTAAATACTTCCCTAACTCCTTGTAGCTTCCACAGGTAGTGGTTAGGTTCACCACCTGTCCTGTCATTTCGTTAACGAACTCGATTTCAAATGTAATGAATAATTTTACATCTTGATTTTTTTCTTCCATTTTTTGATTTATTAATTTCTTTTCAATCATTTCCCAATGTCCACATAACTCTCCAACTTTTTTCTTTCACTTCAAGCGCAGCGCCTATGAATATGGTTGGAAATAGTACCTTCATTTGTTTTATTGTATTCATGGCTACAAACTCAGTTTCGAATTTCTCAACTGTTATTTCATCCTTAAAAATGATTGTAATTCTGTAGTTTTTCTTTGTTTTTTCCATTGTTATCCTACGATTTATAACTGTAATCTTTTGTTTTTTCTGTATTACAAATATAGGCGTTTTTTTTGAAAACGCAAAATTTTGAGCATTTTTCTATTATAATCAAATAATATTTTTTCTATTAAAAATAAATCTATATGTATATGATAGCCTGTTGAAACTGTTTATAACTATGTTAATTTATTCATTTTCAATCATTTATCTTGTTCATAACTTTGTTGATAACTTTTCATTTATTTATTTGCATTGTTCATAACTTTCTTCTGTAGTAAAACATTTTAATATTCCAAATTTTAAGGCATTTTTTTATCAACAAGTTATTAACAGGTTTATTAACCGATTTTGCTAGGTTATCAACAGGTTATTAACACCCACAAGCTGAATACTTGGAAGCTTGCATATAGTTGGCAGCATGACCGCCCGAGAGTGCTGTCTCGGGCAGCAAGCTAGCCTTGCGTAGTCATGTTAATAATCGGAGCCGCAGGCTCCCTACCTTCTGGTCACTCAAGGATGGCGAAGCTAGCGAAGTTTTCGAGCATTTAGCCTTGCTTGGCGCATTTTTTCCAGTCTTGCCTTGACTTTCTCTCGTTCCCAATCTTCTGGATTATCTCCATATAGAAGCTCGGCTCTTCTTTGGTAGTATCTTGTCAGATTATCCCATTCTTCCAGGTTGTCTGTGCTTACCTTCTCTCCTGCTATGTATCGGTATCCTCTTTCCTGCTTGATTATCCACAGGTTCTCCCGCTCTTCTTCGGTGTACAGTTTGTCATGGTAATACTTTGGCAATGGTAGTTCGTTTCCATCTTCCAGTTTGTAGGTCTCTTTTGTTTCCTTACCTCTGTAACGGTTTCTTTTTGCGTTATAGCTCGTTTCGTAGATATTTCCTATCCCTGTGCTGCACATTACCTTTCCCCTGAAATCAGGCCATTTCTCGCATATCTTCAGCATGTACTTAGTTACATATGCAATAGTTGTCTGGTTAACATAATCTCCTATGTAGGTGTATCCGTATCCCCAATGGTTTATTCTTTCCTTCGGGCACCATACTATTCCATGTAAGTGTATTCTTCCGTAGTCTTCTCCCTTTTCTGTGACCATCCAGTGTCTGATGGACTTTCCCGTTTTTTTCCGGATTCTTTCCAGCCATCTTCTCACAGCTACCTTGCACATCTCGTTTTGTTCGGTATAGTTCAGGTCATTTTTACTTTTCTTGAACAGTTCCCATGACAGTTTCTGGTAATTTTCTTCGTTGAATGTCAGTGTAATAAATAGTGCATTAGGATTGTTTTTCAACTCTTCTGCCAGTCTTATCCTCCAGTTTCTCGCTTTTTCCTTTCTGCACTCGATACATTTTCCGCACTTTGTCGGCACATATCTTAATCTTTCATCATTGCATTCTGGTACATTTCCTTGATTTTTCTTGGTGTACATGTACTTTTTGTTTAATATATATTTGGTATATAAGCACATAGTTAAAATTGTTTCACGTGGAACATAAATAAAAAAAATAGAACAGCACAATGTATGTAGCATATGGTCTGGCACGCTTGCGTGCCTGGCCTCTGGTGCATACGTTGTACTGTTCTTAGGCGAGCGCCGATTGAGCTCCATCAAATAACGAGTCCCGCATGGTGCGTTAGGGATAGTAGGCGAGTATGGCCTTTAGGCCATTTGTCTGAGCCGGATAGCCCGACCCCCTTGCGGGGTAACGCCCCCTATAATTTTTCTACAATCATCTTGATAACTTTTCCAAGTAATCTTGCGTATTCTCCCAGGCCTGTCATCTCTTCCAGCATTTTGCTGAATGCTTGGTCCTGTTCGAGTTCCCAGTCTTCTCTCTCGTATTTTTTTAACATTAGATTTACTTCCTGAGTCGGCTTGGTCATCTCGTCCAGCTTCCCTTGTGCGATTAGTTCTATATCATTGCTTAGCTTGTCGAGAATATCCTTGTCGAATAGCATCTTCTTTTCATCGTGAGACATTGTTGCCATGTCTTTCTTGAAATTTGCGAAGTATCTCTCTATAACAGTATCTTCCCATCCATGAGACTTTCCATTTTCAAACCATTCGCTCGACTTTAAGATATTGTTTATGTCGTCTTGGAACTGTGCGATTCTGGTTTGCACTTCCTTGTTGGCTACGTTTGCTTGAATGAGCTTAATTGATTCTTCGGTTGCTTTTGCTGTTTTCTTCAGGTTTTCAATTTTCTGTTCCACTTCTTCGGTATCTTTCTTGCTCTTTCTCACATCGGCTACCTTTTTTGCCAGGTCTATTCCTACACCTACCAGATTTTCAATTTTTTGAGCTGTTGTTTCGCTCCTTATTTTTTCGGCTTGTGCATTTGTCAGTTCTGTTTGTGCGGCTGTTTGTTGTGCCTGCAATGCTACCTGTAGTCCCATTGGCTGCATTGCTGTTGCCGGACTGACTGTTGCACCGTGTGCCTGACCTGCACTTCCTGATCCTCCATTAAGTAATGCCGGATTCAGACCCGCTGCCTTCATTTGTTTCACTTGATTTTCATACCCGGTATAGTCGAACATTTCCTTGGCGTATTCCTGACTTTTTGCTGCCGCTTCCTTATTCCACTGGTTCTGCAGTTCCATTCTTTCCTTTTCGTCCTTGCTTTGCAGCGCATACATCTCCCGCCCGTATTCCATCTGTTTTTGTTGGAGTTCTTTCTGCATGTCTCTGTCCTTTGCGCCGCTTACTGCTCCTGCGATGGTTCCTGCGAGTCCTGTAATTAAATCGCTTCCTCCACCTCCTAAAAATCCTAAAAATCCCATAACTTGATTGTTTTCGCGCTTTTTCGAAAAGCGAGGTTATTATACTAGATTATAATGGCCACATGCGTACCCGAAGGTACGCATGACTTATTGAAGTCCTACTGTCATGTAGGTTGCCCAGCATCATTTGATGCGCCGCCTTGAGCGGTATCTCTCTTGTTCACTTCTTCACTTGGAGGCTGTTGTCCTTTTGCAATCCGTTCCCTGTTAACTCTGTCCATCGCATTTTGTGCGATTTCCCACTTGTCTGCCCTCACATCGTATTGTGGCATTACTCCCTTTTCCTTTGGCGTGTAGATTAATGGTGAGGTATCCTTGATAGGTTCTCCTGTTTCCACTAGTTTCTTACATCTGTTCTCAATGGACTGTCCCTCGTATGATTCCACCCCGAATTGGGTAAAACTCTTTGTGATAATTCTTGGCTTTCCCATATTGTTTACATTAAAGGTATTTGTGCTGCGCTCATAACTCGTCTTGCGATAATTCTCTTTCCGATTTGTACCCAGAAGTCTCTGTTGGTATCCGTGTTCGTTGCGAAGATGTATGTATAATCTTTTGGTGAGATATATGTACTGGGATTGGTAATTTCTCCAACATCGTTGACATCATATATCCTGTTCAGAACCATGTAGCTTTCTTCTTCTCCTGCGGCGAAATCTGCATATGTTCTGTTTACATCTGTCATGTAGTTCAGCCATGCAGGCTGCTTCCCGATTGCCTCCTTGAGCATAGCTCGTCCGTGCATCTGGTTGCTTAACAGGTCTTGGTAACCGATTCCATCCAGCTGTGGTTTGTGCAGGTCGTCCATTGTGTCTAGCTGTACTATATCCCAGTCGTTACCCTGTGAGTAGTCTACATTCGGTGTAATACTTGCAATACCGATAATATAGCATGGTTCGTTACACTTGATTACGATTTTGCCACCTTTCTTTCCTCGGTTAAAACCACGTCCTGCCAGGCTTCCCAATGGTTCTTCTATTCCGCTCGCTACTGATGCCGAGTTTGATACTACCGCTTCAAATTCGATTGTTGTCGACATACCGCCCTCATATACTGGAGTTTCGGCTCTGAAGTAGTAATCTGTTGTGTATACTGTCTCAATCCAGTCCTTATAGCTGCCTCCACTGATTGCGATACGGTTCAGCATGTTGTACACTTTTTGTGCCAGGTTCAGTGCGTCTAGGTTAAGTTTTCCGTCGCTTACATCTACGTCTGTTACTGCGTTGATTCCATTATCACCGTCTACCCACTCTTTGTTGACCCAGTTGTTGAACAGGTCTGACTGATATGTTTTTAAACATAAGCCACCCAT